AGCTTCGTCTTTAGATATTGTTACATCATTTATTGATACAATTAGTTCGTAGGAGGAATTATGACGGCAATAGTAAACGGAATCCAATATATCGGAGGCGGCACAGCCCCTGATGAATTTATAAAAAATCAAGCAGCTACCATGGATGGTACACAAACTGTTGAGAACGGTGTTCTTGCAGGGCCTATTACTATACCTGGTACAATAACAGTAACAGGAGTATTAGTCATTGTCTAAGATAGAAGTAAATACAGTTGCACCACAATGTGGAACTACCTTAACACTAGGTGAATCTGGTGATACGGTAACTCTTGGATCTGGTGCTAGTCAATCTGGTTTTGGTAGAACAGGAACTGTTGATTGGCAAACAGGAAGTATTAAGACAACCACATTTACAGCAGTTAATGGTCAAGGATTTTTTGTTGACACAAACGGTGGTGCTGTTACAGCAAACCTACCAGCAGGCTCTGCTGGAGCTATTGTTTCTTTTCAAGATTATAGAAATACTTTTGACACGGCTGCTTTAACTGTTTCACCATCAAGTGGAGAAAAAATTAACGGAGGAGTGGGAGCTATTGTATTGTCTACAGAGGGTGAAGGAGTAACTTTAGTTTACATTGATAGCACAATAGGTTGGAGATCTATTCAAGATAATGTTTTTGCCGACACTGGTAGTAATTATGTGGTAGCAACAGGTGGAACAGAATCAACTTTTGGTGATTTTAAAATTCATAAATTTACAGGACCTGGAACTTTTAGTGTATCTGGTGCAGGTAGTGCTGCAGGTTCAGATAAAATTGATTATTTAATCGTTGCAGGAGGAGCAGCTGGTGGAAATTCTGGTGGTGGAGGAGGCGGTGCTGGAGGATTAAGATTACTTACTTGTCAACCAATATCTGCAACTACTTTTCCTGTTACAGTAGGTGGTGGAGGTGCTTCAACTGGAGCTGCAGGAAGCACTACTACTTTTAAATGTAATTCAAGTGCCGGAGGAGGAGGTGGAGCCGGTTATGATGGCACTGGTACTGCTGGTGGTTCAGGAGGCGGTGGAGGCAGTGGTGGTGCAAGTCCAGGCAGTTATGCTGGAGGAGCTGGAAATACTCCCCCAGTAAGTCCATCTCAAGGAAACGCAGGTGGAACTGGTAATGGAAACCCTCAACCCACAGGTGGTGGAGGAGGCGGTGGCGGTGCAGCCGCTGTAGGTGCTAATTATGTGTCAGCAGGTAGAGGTGGACCTGGAGGTAATGGAACAGATGTATCTCCTACTTTTGGTCCTGGTTTTGGTGATTCAAATTTTTTTTCTGGTGGTGGCGGAGGTGGTGCTCAGTCCAATCCAGCTTACGTTGCACCCACAGGTGGATCTGGTGGTGGAGGCACTGGTGGAGGAGCAGTATCTCCTTATGGTGGTGGACCTGGAAGTGGTGGAGGTAATGGTACAGCAAATACAGGAGGAGGCGGTGGAGGAAATGCCAATGCTCCTGGCGGTCTTACAGCAGGTAATGGAGGATCTGGTATAGTATTAATAAGATATAAATTTCAGAATTAATTATGACAAGTAAAATTAAAGTAGATAATATAAATAAAGTTTCAGATGATTCAACAATCATCAAAAAATGTGGATCAACAACAACTGTAGGATCAGGAGCTGGTAATACAGTTGTTGTATGTGGTGCAACAGTTACAATTGGTAGATGTAGTGGAACTGTAGCTCTTGCATCAGGCGCAACTCAAACTGGATTTGGTAGAACAGGAACTGTTGATTGGGATACAACTCCTAAGACAACAACTTTTACTGCTGTTTCTGGAGACGGATTTTTTGCAAATACCTCAAGTGGTGGATTTACAATGAATTTACCCGCAGGTGTTGCAGGTGCAATAGTTTCAGTTGCAGATTATGCGGGAACTTGGGATACAGGTAATTTAACTGTATCACCAAATGGCACAGATAAAATAGGTGGTGTGAACGCTAATGTAATTTTAAATACAGAAGGTCAATCAGTAACTTTTATATTTGTAGATTCAACACAAGGTTGGATTAACACTATGGATTCCACTTCTAATGTTAGAGGTAACGCTTTTTTAGAAGCAACTGGTGGAACAGTAACAACTTCAGGTAATGACAAAATTCATACATTTACAGGACCTGGTACATTTGCAGTGACTAATACTGCAGTCTGTGCAACTCAAAATATAGTTTCATACCTAGTGGTAGCAGGTGGTGGTAGTGGTGGTTCAGGAAATTCAGGTGGTGGTGGAGCTGGAGGTTATAGAGAAGTAAAAAGTCCTGTAACTCCTTATACTGCTAGTCCTTTAGATGGCTACCCAAGCGCACCAAATAGAGTTACAGTTACAGCTACAAGTTTTCCAATAACAGTAGGTGGTGGAGGAGCATTAGTAGCAGGTCCTTATGCTGCAGGAAATGCAGGTTCAAATAGTACTTTTTCTACTATTACTTCAGCAGGTGGTGGACATGGATCAGCTTATCCAGATCCTAATGGTGGAAATGGTGGTTCAGGCGGTGGATCAGGAGCACCAATAAATCCTTCTGCTACAGGTGGATCAGGAAATACACCTCCTACAACTCCACCTCAAGGACAAAATGGTGGTAGTTCTCCTACGTCACCAGCTTGTGGCGCAGCAGGTGGTGGTGGTGCAGGTGCTGTAGGCGGTAACAGAGGTTCAACTTCAGGTGGAGCAGGTGGAGCAGGAGTAACATCAGAAATTAATGCAAGTTCAGTTCAAAGAGCAGGTGGTGGTGGAGGTTGGGGTAGACCCGGCCCAGGCGGCGCAGGCGGTGCTGGTGGCGGTGGCGCAGGAGGATCTGAACCTCCAACAACTGCTGGTGGTTGTGGAACAGCAAATACTGGTGGTGGCGGTGGTGGAAAAGGAAATAGCGCACCTGGTGGTGGAGCTGGTGGTAGCGGAATTGTAATAATAAGATATAAATTTCAATAGGTAAATTATGAGTGAAATAAAAGTAAATAAAATTAGTCCAAGAGCAGCGTGTGGTACTGTTACATTAGGAGATAGTGGAGATACATTCACAATTCCTAGTGGTGCAACAATTACAAACAATGGAACTGCAAATGGTTTTGGAGCTGATGGTGCAGTTAATTGGCAAACATCAATTAAAACAACTACTTTTACGGCAGCTAATCAAGAGGGTTATTTTGTAGACACAAGTTCAGGAGCAGTGACTGCAAATTTACCGGCAGGAACAGCGGGAAATATTGTTGCTTTCGCTGATTATGCAAGAAACTTTGGAACACATAATTTAACAATAACACCTAATGGATCACAAAAAATTGGTGGTCAAGCATCTAGTGCAAAATTAAATGTAGATGGTCAAGCATCAACATTTGTATATGCGGATGATACAAATGGTTGGATTAATGTTCAAAATGCAGAGGACACTGAATCAGGAGCAAGTTTTATTGCAGCAACAGGTGGTAATACAGTAGCTACTTGTGGTAATTTTAAAATTCATACATTTACAAGTCCAGGAACTTTTTGTGTATCAGCTGTAGGTAATGCAGCAGGTTCAAACACAGTTTCTTATATGGTAGTCGCAGGTGGTGGCGGAACTGATAGAGGAAATCCAGGATCTATTGGTGGTGGCGGTGGTGGAGGATTTAGAGAGGGATTAGGCGTAAATGATTCTTATACAGGATCTCCTTTAAGAGCAACAACAGGTGTCCCAGTTACAGCAACAGGTTTTCCAATTACAGTTGGAGCAGGTGGTACAGGAGGTTCTCCTTGCACACCAACAAGTGCAGCAACAAATGGTTCAAATTCAATATTTTCATCAATAACCTCTGCTGGTGGTGGTAAAGGTAACGTAGGAAGTCCAGGTCCAGGTGCAGGTGGATCAGGAGGCGGAGGTCCAACAAATCTAGGTCCACTTAACACTCCAACATTTGTTGGTGCAGGTAACACTCCCCCAGTAACTCCTCCACAAGGAAATCCTGGAGGATTTGGTTTAAGTACCTGTGGACCAGGTGTTCCTTATGTTTATAGAGGTGGTGGTGGAGGAGGAGCAACTGCCGCTGGAACTGCTGCTAGTCCACCTGCAGGAGGTGCTGGAGGTGCAGGCGCAACAACAAGTATTAATGGTTCTCCAAACTCTTTTTCTGGTGGTGGCGGTGGTGCTTCTGGAAAAGAGCCTGCAGGATCTGATATTCCTGCTGGAGCAGGAGGAACAGGTGGAGGAGGTGCAGGTGGTGCGAGAGCTAACGGCACTGCTGGAACAGTTAATACAGGTGGTGGAGCAGGCGGAGCAGGATATGGTCCAGGTGGAACAATTCGTTCAGGTGCAGCAGGTGGCTCTGGTATAGTAATAATAAGGTATAAATTTCAATAGTTGAATGGTAATTAAAACTAATATATAAGGAGAAACATTATGGCACATTTTGCAAAACTAGGAGCTAACGGAAAAGTTATCCAAGTGTTAACTATGGATAATGATAAGATGTTAAACGCTGATGGTGTTGAGGACGAAGGAGTAGGTCAACAGTGGTTAGAAAGACACAACAACTGGCCTGCACAAATGTGGATTCAAACATCTTACAATACATCAGGTAACAAACATTCATCTGGTGATGATTCAAAAGCATTTAGAGGAAACTATGCGGGTATAGGTTATGAATGGGACGAAGATAATCAAATTTTTTGGCCTAAAAAACCATATGCATCTTGGGTAAAAAATACTACAACTGCAAATTGGCAATCACCAGTAGGTGATGAGCCTGCATTAACTGCAGAACAAGAGTCACAAAATTCATCTGGCACAAATTCTTGGCATTATGTTTGGAATGAAGAAGGCCAGTCTTGGGACTTGACAGACCGAATAGCATAAATTACAAAGGTATGTGGTATGCAAAAGAAAGTATTATCTGAACAATCATTATATTTTGGTGATGTGGCAATGCCTAAAGATTGGGACATTGATCGAAATAAATTACAAAAAGACATTTTAAAATCACAAGTTACAAACTCACCTTTTCCATTTTCAAGAACTTGGGATATGTTAAATACTTATATCCGAGATCATATATTTTTAGAGTATGGATTTTCTTTAATTAATAAAGAAACGTGGGGCAATATGTATAAGCCCCAAGAAACAACAATTCCTTTATTAAATATAGATCCTGTAGATTTGCGGAACTCTCCTGATTACACATTTCTTTATGGAGTTAATATTAAAAAATGTTTTGTGCGGATATATTATGAAGATAACAGACGTAAAGGTAGAAGTTGGGACATGCCACTTACAAATAATAAATTTATAATGTTCCCATCTACTTGTATGTATTATCTAACCAATAATCAAAAGGATAGTTTAAATTTTGTACAAACAATAACTTATGAATATATCTAATTACTACTGGTATTTTAGTGGTGTACTTACACCTAAATTCTGTGATGATGTAATAAAGTATGCGTTGCAGCAGAAAGAGGTTATGGCTAGAACAGGTGGATATGGTGATAGAAAATTAAATAAAGAAGAAGTATTAAACATGCAAAAGAAAAGAAAATCAGATTTAGTATGGCTTAATGATACTTGGATATATAAAGAATTACATCCATATGTGCGTAAAGCAAATGAAATGGCTGGTTGGAATTTTGATTGGGACAGAAGTGAGTCTTGTCAGTTTACAAAATATAAACTAAATCAATATTATGATTGGCACTGTGATGGTTGGGATAAACCTTATGATAAACCAAATACACCAGATCACGGCAAAATTAGAAAATTATCTATGACTTGTCAGCTAACAGATGGTTCAGAATATAAAGGTGGTGAATTAGAATTTGATTTTAGAAACTATGACCCACATATGCGAGATGAATCGAAACATAGAATACAATGTAAAGAGATATTACCAAAAGGATCTATCATTGTATTTCCTAGTTTTGTGTGGCATAGAGTTAAACCAGTAACATCAGGCACAAGATACAGTCTTGTAGTATGGCATTTAGGGAGGCCTTTTAAATAATGTATATAAATAGTTATTTTCCAACTGTGATTTGGAGTGAAGAAAAGCCAGAGTTTATTAAATCGTTAAACAAAGCTAGTAATAAATATATTGCAGATGCTCGTAAAAGAGAAAAAGAATATATAAAAAAATATGGTGACTTTGGCAGATCATATCATTCGACACCACTTACAATGGACAATAATTTTTTAGATTTTAGAAATTATATTGGTCAAAAGTCCTGGGAATATTTAGACCATCAGGGTTATGATATGTCACAATACTCAACCCTGTTTAGTGAATTATGGGTACAAGAGTTTGCTAAAAAAGGTGGTGGACATCACTCAGCACATATACATTGGAATCAACACGTGTCAGGTTTTTATTTTTTAAAATGCAGTGATAAAACATCTTTTCCAATATTTCATGAACCAAAGACCGGT